GAAACAAACTGAAGTTCGCAGTTCCCCGGCCACCTTCCTGTTTTTAGCGGTGTCAGGGACACCGAGATTTTCCCTGCCACGCTTACCTTTAAAAATGAACCATATGCGGAGTGATTTTCCGTGGTTCTCAACGCCCGTTGGGTATGATTCTTTACTCATTGTTCCCTCACGACGTCCAGGAGCAGTGAAAGATTACCTGTTTCATGCTAATCGATCACTACCCCTGGCTGTTTCATGGCATAAATCCAGGCATCTACCGCTTTTCTGTTGTACATAAATTCGCAATGGGGCTTTGGATCCCCGTCAGAAGAAATATGCTTGTACTCTCGCCCCAGCAGCCAGGATAATTTACGAGCACGCGTAATGGTGCCGCGCTTCAAGCCTGTAACCGCCATCAACAGGTCTTCTGAAACCCAATCATTTGTCTCTACCTGGATTATTGTCTGCATGCATCACCTCTGGTGCTTGCCACGTTCTTCAAATTTTTCCTGACAGTCAGCACAGCGCTGACAACCCGCCACCAGTTCCCGGCGCCGCTCGGGTATCTCTTCCCCGCAGTCGCGGCAGTGAGTAGCTGAGACTGCTGCATGGTTGATGCGCATGTTCAGGATGGTCATTTCAAGCCGGCGCTCTGCCAGCTCGTTGGCCTGATCGATGATTTCTGCGCTCATGCTGCACCTGCCTTTTTAATTGGCCACGGGGCGTACTCACCCTGGGGAAGTTCGTCGGTCACATCGTGAGAAGCCCATGAGCGAAACTTCTCGATGGTGACTGTGGGGTAATGCCGCCCAAACGAAACGGACGGGCTGTCATACTGGACGTGTGACCTGCTGAACCAGGTAACGGTACGGTCGTTCACCAGCGGACTGATAGTGGTGCCAGCAGGGCGCGGCCGCTTTGCCCAGTATGTGCGGCCTACCTTGATTTCGAGTAAGTCGCTCATGCTGCACACTCCTGTTTTTGCTGTGTTGCCGGGTTAAGCCAGAGGCATTCAGTACGTACTTTCGTACCTCTCCCTGCGCTGATGCGTGAGGTTTTCTCCGTTTTTACCCAGCCGGTCAGCATGTCGTTGTAGACCTCAGTGTCGTAACCGCTAATCATCACCATCCCCGCCATCGTTCTGGCCACAGCGAGTAATTGCTCATGCCCTTCAACGGTCATTTCATGCGCGTAGTAACGATTGCCTTGCACGCGAGTGTCCGGTACATATGGCGGATCGATGTAATGCAGGGTCGTTTCTGCGTCGTGGGCGCGCATTACCGCAAGAGCGTCTTTGTTCTCAATGATGACGCCCTGAAGGCGCTGACATAAAGCTGCGAGATTCTCCGGGTAACGCTCCCAAAGGTGCGCCGCAGTGGCATATTTGCGCTTGCTGTCGCTGCGAAAGCCTGAGTTACCACCGATGCCTGCTGCCGAGCCGAACCCCATGCAGGCGCGAACTACCATGCGGCGGGCGCGTTCGACAGAATCTGTCGCTGGTTCCTGAGCGTGACAGAACTCATCTCGTGAATACGGGGTCAGGAAACATGCATCCTGCAGGCGTTGGTTTGATTCAGGGTTACGCAGCACACGAAAAAGGTTAACGACCTCGCCGTCGAGGTCGTTGTAAACTTCTGAATAGCTGCGCGGCTTCTGGAGTAATACACCAGCAGCGCCGCCGAACGGCTCCACATAGCAAACGTGTTCTGGCATCTGTTCGATAATCCACGGCGCAAGGCGGAATTTTCCGCCGTGGTAGCGGATCGCCGGATGCTTAATTTTTACGTCAATATTCATGCTGTACCCTCCTTGTCTTCATCCATTTTCCAGGCCGTGGCGAGAGCGCTAGTCACCTGGTGGAAGCTATGTTTTACTGCCACCTTCCCATGGTCGCCGGCTGGCGAAACCAGTTCGATTGTGGTCAGCTCTCCGCCGCTTGCAACGTCTGGGTAAAACTGCGCAACGTCGTTGGTTTCGACGATCACAGACCCAGATGGGGTATACATTTTCAACCTCATGATTCCATCGCCTTACTCAGTTTCTCGCCGAGCGCAAAGATGTAGTCGCGTAATTCTTCCAGTGACTGAGCTTCTGACTGAAGAATCTCCCGGTGGCATAACTCCTTCACCAGGTGCTCAAACTTGCTGTAGTAGCCGAGTCGAGCCAGCGTTTCCTGACCGGCGTTCTTACCATCCTTAATGATGCGTTTCTCGTTCAGGATGAGGTCATGCGTTGACCCTGTGACGACGTATTTATCACCGAGTTCGATGTGTAGGTTTTTGCTCATGACTCCACTCCATACCGCCCATTCATGCGGCCAATGCTGCTGACGAAGGCCGTAAGGCTGATGCCCATTGGCTTAATTTTTTCGTGGTGCTTTTTGAGGATCGGAGGTACCACCTCATTCCATTTCGGTTTAGGCTTGGCCTTCAGGGCGCGGCGGATTTCATCAACGCATTGGCGCCCCTGATTGCGCATAACGTTTTCTATTTCTGGCGTCATGCTGCCTCCGTCTTCACAACGTCGATGGCGCAGCCCGGGATCAGCTCAACGGAAGCGGTGGCGCACTGGTTTCCCCAGTGGCTCCAGCCTGGCGCTGCGCTGCGGCTGAATAACTCAATCCGCGGCACGTCGCCGTAGAGCAACTCCAGGCGGTGGCGAACTTCCCACGGCTTCTCGCTGTGCGCGCCGAGTGGGCTGTAGACCACCTGCTTAATGCCGGCGTGCTTGCGCTCCAGCCCGGCGCCGCGGGTGGCGATCAGCACGTCTTCGGTATTGGCGCGGGTATGGTTGCCACCGTTCATGCGTGTCTCGGCATTCAGCAGGTCGAGGAAGTCGTAAAAATCTGCGACCTCTCCCTCTGCCAGGGCCTTGGTAATGCGCACTTCGGCAAGCTGATTCAATTTCACCCAGGTGAACCCCTTCATAGTGCGCACCGTAAATCCCCAGGCCTCGGCCAACTCGATCGCCTCCTGGTTGTGGGTGCCGGTGTACCACATCGCCAATACGGCGTTATCCGCGGCGAGCTCCCATACCGGGAGCCGCTTCATATCGAGCAAGCTCATGGTGGGGTAGTGATCGACGGCGGCGCCGTTGCTGATCGTGCTCCCGTAAGACCAGGCCGGGTCGGCATAGATAAGTGAGTAACGGTTCATAGGACTGACTCCATTTCATCGATATAGAGGCCAGATGCGATAAGCCGGCGGCGCCGGGCCGCTTTATCAATACATTTCTGGCGGTTGCCAGAGGTGGCCTGAGCTATCGAGCGCTTAGTGAACAGGCGCGTTTTACCCTGTGGGGTAATGACCTTTGGCCTTGTGATCAGGTCAAAGGTGCGATCGCAGATGCCGTCCTCGTTGAGCCAGGTTTCCGATGCGATCAGCTGCGCAATGCGGCCTTCTCCCTTGGTTATGCCGTTCGCTACTCGGTTAAATTCGACAAGCGTCACGCCGAACTTCTCCGCTATTTCGCTGCCAGTTACAGGGCGGCCGCGCGTCTGAATCATCCATATCACGCGCTCGCGAAGGCCGGAGAATTTCCCTGCTTTGCCGGGCCTGCGGTAAAATGGAGTGCGTTTCATTTCCACTGCTCCCCGAAGGTGAACCCGATCTCCGACAGCGATTCATCCATCTTGCTGATGAACTCCGGCACCATTTCGTTGAAGTCGGACATGTATTTGTCGTCGCGCTCAACAACCACATGGTGAATGCCTTCTCGCTTCATGCGAGGGTCATAATTCGCGAAGTACCAGGCGTCCTTCCCGGTTACCCACATGCTGAATTGCACCTGGGCCATGTAGGCGGATTTGATAGCCTCGAAGCCGCCAAGCCGGAATTTCATGAAGTCGCGAGAGGTGAAAGGGCACTTCAGCTCAAGGCCGCGGCCATCACTGCACAGGCCGTCTGGTGAGCAGGCTGTGCGCATACCTTCGTCACGGAAAAGGATCGGCGACTCGGTTACCTGCACGTCGGTGGTGAACTCAAACAGGGTGCGAGCATCGGCCTCATACTGTTTCCCCCAGGCCAGCGCCTTGGCGTTAACTTCCGGCGCCACGCCGGTGCACACTTCGGCAAGGAGCGTAAGGAAGTAGGACATCTTCATATCAGTCCATTTCTTGCCTGACTTAGGCTTAGAAATGACGTTGTGAACTTCCGAGGCAGTGATCACTCCGAGGCGTAAGCGGTGCCAGGATTCATCTCCCTGTTCAACGCGGGTAACGTCAATGCCAGTTCGCTCGAGGATAATTTCTGGTGTCATGCTGCCACCTGCGCTTTTTTCTGGAGGAAGCTAAAGCCTTTCTGCGCTTCTTCTTCCGTGAGCTGTGATGCCTGGAAAATGTCACGCTTGAAGATGTTGCTGCACAGAGGCAGGAAGTCCTGCTCCCAGTCCTTATTCAGGGACGTCAGGAGGTCGGTAATTGCCTGCAGCGTTTCCTCACTGGCCACCAGGGGGAGCGCCTCTGTCGTGCTGCGCGGCGTCACGTCACGCGCATCCACTTCCAGCGTTTTACCTTCCATCTCCTCGGCAGTGGGCTGCTGGCCAATTTCAGGCCATGCCTTACGCAGAGCCTGAGCCTCAGCACATTTCGCTAGCTGGCCATAAGGGCGCTTTTTCCACATAGCATTTGGCGCGGTAGTGTCGCGGCCGGCGGTGGCATAGTTCTCAACCCAGTATTCTTTCGCGCTGAATTCGACGATCTCCCCGCTCGGCATGCGCTTGCTGACCGTGTACTTGCACCATTGAGGGACTGTCACCTCAACACCGGTAAGCGTCAGAGTGACATCCGGTCCGAACTCTGGTTCTTTAGCACCAGCGTAATCACCGGAGCGATCGGCCTGAATCCGATAAAGCCCGATGCCAGGCATAACCACATCGCGCCACTCGCTTTTACCCGACTTCGAGTCCTTAACGCTCATTGGCACCAGATGAACGGGCTTCAGAAGCGGATCGAGATTTCTGGCCCGGCAGTAGTCCAGCGCCATCATTACTGATTCGTCTTTGGCGCCAGGGTAAATACTGTTTTTGAGGGCGCTCCAGGTAGCGCTGTCAATGCCTCGCTCAGCAAGAGAGCTGGCTGTAATCACAAGTTCGTTAGCCATTGTTATTCCCCAAAGTTAAAACGGGCAGCCGGTGCGGTGATCCCAGTCGTATTCCGCCTGGGCGTAAGCTACTGCCGAAATGAGATCGTTATATGCCTCGCCAGCTGCATCGCTGCGGAGGCCTTCGTATGGGCTTTTGTCCATCGGCACAGAGAAGCGGAACAGGCCTGACGGCTCTTTCGGCAGGGCGTCGATAATTTCCTGCGCCCGATCGTCAATCCACTTCTGCTTCTCTTCGGTCAGCGTTTGCTCGGCCCACTTACGTTCTTCGATAGCGTCGTATGCGCGGTATGCGTTCATAGCTCGCTCCTGAAATTTGGTTGTAAGAATCCCGGCACCGTATTGGCTGCCTGATAGCTCAGTTAAATTCTTCGTTTCGATTACCGGCTGAGACCTTGCCCCAACCCGTTCAGATAAACTTCAACCAGCAAGTCGGTTGTGTAAGTCCGCTCAATCCCACGATGCAGGTAGAGGCGGCCGCGTTTATTTGCTGATGCTGTCCATGTGCTATCCCGATGCTTAACCAGCATCCCTGGGAGAACGGCGCCGCGGTTAACGGTCTGTGTCCCGTAATGATGACTAACCATTGAAGACCCCCGTAACGTGCAGAATTTTGATAACCACCGCTGCCCAGATAACGCCGCCAATAAGCAGGCAGTAAATCAGTGAACGAATGCCGTTTCTGCTCATGCTGAACCACCAGGCATCAGGCAGAACGCGCTTGCTATCAGTACGCATACGACGATGGCGAATGCGTGTGCCAGAAACTTAAACCACTCAGTTTTATCTTCTTCGCGGATCATCTCTTCACCTTTGCCTTATCGCGGCTAACGGAGCGTTGTTACCTATTACCGGCGCCAACGTTGTTGTTTGGATGAGATGATAATGTACTAATGGTTCATCATTGTAAAGTACCAAAAGTACATTTTTGATTTGTGGATAGTTCATATTCAGGTAAGTTAATGAACTTAAAGTATATTTATTTTTGCGTTATGTTTAGTTTGGTGGGCGCATAGTAATTAAGTTGGTGCTAGCCGTGCTGATGCTGCCGAGGGAATGGTAGGGCAATAAAAACCCGGCGCGGTGGCCGGGCTACTTATGCTGATTTGGCGAGGCTTTCTGTTGGTTTTGGGGGGCGGGTTGTTGATTTTGTTGCTGCGCTGGCATCTGAATAATCAATTGTGTAGGATTATCATCAGACTTAGCTGGAGAGTCCTTAAATGAGGAGATAATCCCAGGCAAGGCGACAATCACAGCGATAATTACGCTAAAAATTGCAAGTCGCGTAGATATGCCTGACTGGATTCCGCTAATGGCTGTGTTCAGGCCAGTT